AGTGGTACTGCACGTTTTATTACTGGTAAATTTAACAACAAAAGCAATATAGCCATACGCACACCGACAGCGAATATTGCTATTCGTGGCACAGATTTTACTTGTACGGTAGATGAGTTAGGCAGAAGTTTAGTCATACTATTGCCAGATGAAAACGGTATATCTAGTGGTGAAATAATAGTAGCTACAGCTATGGGTAGTGTGACATTAAACAAACCTTACCAGGCTACTACGGTGTCTGTGTTTGAGAACAATCCAACTAAACCAGTCACTTTAGATATATCGTTAGACCTTATAGACAATATGTTAATTGTGAACCCACCTCAAGAAGTAGAACAACAAATAGAAGAAACACAAACACAAGCATCTGCTGATTATTTAGATTTTAACGACTTAGATATAGATTATCTAAATGAAGATTTCTTAGATTCAGAAGAAGAACTAGAGTTTACAGAACTGGACATCAACTATTTAGATGTAAACTTTTTAGAGGACTTACTTAACGTACTAGATGCACTAGCTATATCTAAAGAAGAAGATGCACTTAAGCAAGGTGGTGTGGGTATTCGTATTGTTGGTACAGAGATAGGTCAAGATAAAGACACACAAATAACCACAATAATATCTGGTCAAAACATTAGTTTAACCAGATCAGTCAGTCAAAGCGCAAAGTTAAATTTAGACGGTTCAGGCAGTTATACAGTTATACTGATACAAGATGGTGTAACAAATACAGTTAAAATTAATGGTGGTTCGTCAACAACAATAACAATTAAGCAAGGATCGGGATGAAGAAGTTACAGTTATTAGGTTTATTGGCATTACTTACCCTACCTCTTATATACCAACTTACACCACTAGAAATACTTAAATTAAAAGTATTTGATGCTTGGGTAAAAGAACAACCTACATCCAATCTATTTGTAACATTAGACATTACAGAAGAAGACGTACAACGAGAAGGTGGATGGCCTTTTCCTAGAGATCAATTAGCAGAAATACACTTAGAGTTATTAGAGCGTGGAGCTATGGGTGTTGGCTATGTTATAGCATTTAGCGAACCAGATCGTTTTGGTGGTGACGAAATGTTTGCTCATTCATTAAGTTTACACCCAAGTGTTTTGGCTATGTTTGAAACAGACAATCAACAATATCCGAAAACCACAGGAACGGTTATCCTTGGTGATGATATAGGCGGTGTAATGCTAAAAGGCTCTACACAAAATATAGACATACTGAAACAAAAAGCCTATCAAGGCATATCATCTGCTCCGATAGATGTAGATGGTTTAACAAGAAGACTGCCATTATTGATGCGTACACCCGATGGTTGGACACCCGCGTTTGGTATACAAATATTAAAGGTATTGGCACAAGCAGATACTTATGTAATTAAAACAAATGACAATGGACTAGAAGAAATAAGGGTTAGAGGATTGCCACCTGTTTCTGTAGATTCACTAGGTCGTAAATGGATTAGTTGGGTTGATACACCTTCTACAACATTACAAGAAATGGATGTAGCAGATAAATTTGTAATTGTAGGAGTGACAGCTAACGGTGTTATGCCACAGTTATCCACACCAGTTGGTTTACTAGAACCACACAAAATACAAGCAGCATTAGCAGAATCTATATTGATACAAGACAGTCCGTATATACCTGACTATTCGTTATTTGTAGAGTTATTAATATTAGCCACTTCTATAATACTTATATGGTCTGTATTGAATCTTTTAGGTATAACCTTGGGAGTATCTACTGCATTAGTAATAATGACCGCTACGGGTGTTTATGGCTATTGGACAGTACAACAAGGCATATTAATAGATGTAACATGGTCTTTGATTGCAGAGTTTATAACTGCATCTACAGCCTTCTATCTAAGATTTAGAGAACAATATAAACTAAGACAACAGATCAAGAAACAATTTGAACATTATCTTGATCCTAGACAAGTTAAACAATTACAAAACAATCCTAGTTTATTAAAGCTAGGAGGAGAAAAACGATATGCTACCTTTTTATTTACTGACGTTAGGGGATTCACCTCAATGTCAGAAACCCTTGAACCCGAAGAAGTAACTTACATTATGAATAAGGCTTTGACTGCACAACAATCTGCAGTTCAGAAACATGGTGGTATGGTGGATAAATACATTGGTGATGCAATGATGGCTATATTTAATGCACCTTTAGATCAAGAATTCCATGAAAACAAAGCTATAGACTGTGCTATAGACATACAAAAAAATATGGAAGACTTAAACATAGAAATGGCAGAAAAAAACTTACCACCTGTAGCTATTGGTATTGGTATTAATACTGGATATGCGGTTATTGGCAACATGGGTAGTGAACAAAGGTTTGATTACACAGCCATAGGAGATGCAGTAAATACAGGGGCTAGACTGGAAAGTGGTACTAAAGAGGCTGGAGTAGATTTATTAATTGGCTACAATACTGCCATAAAATCAGATTATGAGTTAAAATTATTAGAACCATTACAAGTAAAGGGTAAAGAAAAGCCCTTACAAGTTTATACAATATAAGGAGAAATCATGCCTAGAGGTAAAGGAACATACGGAAGTAAAGTTGGTAGACCACCAAAAAGAAAAGTTAAAAAAACCGTATATAAAAAGAAAAAGTAATGCCTAAGAAAAAGGCAACGCAAGAGGATAAGCGTAAACAAACCGCTGCCTTTTGGAAGTTTATTTTAGATCAAAGGAAAGATAAGAAAGATGAAAGCACTACTTAAAAATTTAGTTGGATCAGTAGCACCGACCTTAGGCACAGCATTAGGCGGGCCTATGGGTGGTATGGCTGCAAATATGATTGCAGATGTATTAGGTTGTAAGAATGAACCTAAAGAAATACAGAAAGCTATAGACAATGCCACACCTGAACAAATGCTTGAACTGAAGAAAGCTGAAGCTCAGTTTGAAATACAAATGAAAGAACTAGAGGTAGATGTATTTAAACTAGAAGTACAAGATACTCAAGATGCTAGAAAAACTTTTTCTAAAGATTGGACAACTAGAATTATAGGTATTGCTACATTAGGTGGCTTTCTAGGTTATATCTTTCTTATAACCCTCCAACCCCCAGAAGCCAACTCAGAGGCTTTGGTCAACCTGGTTCTCGGCTACTTAGGTGGTCTAGCATCAGCTATTATTAGTTTTTACTTTGGAGCATCACACTCTGGTGATGACAAGTAAAAATGCAAATATCTGAAGAAGGCATATCTTTAATTAAGTCTTACGAAGGCTGTCGTTTAGAAGCCTATCAAGATTCTGTAGAAGTTTGGACTATAGGTTATGGTCATACTAAAGATGTAAAAGAAGGCGACAAAATTAATCAAGACGAAGCTGAATATATGCTACAAGAAGAAATGATTGAGTATGAAGGCTATATTAATGATCTTGTAGAAGTGCCACTAGAACAATGTCAGTTTGATGCTTTGGTATGTTGGGTATATAACTTAGGCCCCACAAACCTTAAGAACTCTACGTTACTTAAAGTTTTAAATGAAGAAGACTATGACGGAGTTCCAGAACAAATAAAAAGATGGAATAAAGCTGGTGGTGTTATTTTAGGTGGATTAGTAAAACGTAGAGAAGCAGAGGCTAATTTGTTTGAAGGAAAAGAGTGGGATAAACTGAGTTAATTATGGATAACATGGTGTTTTGGAATATATTAATTAGTTTGGTATTTGCACCAATCTTTTACATGATTAAAAGCCATGCTTCAGAATTACAAAGACAAAACATTTTAATCAACAGAACACGAGAAGAAGTAGCTAGAGATTATTTAACTAGAACTGAGCATACCGTTGAGTTTCAACGATTAATAGATAAAATAGATAAACTTGATGCTAAAATAGATAAACTAATAACGAATTAATATGGCAGAACCAACATACGATCCATACGCATACAGCGACATAGGCAGAAGAGCATTAGGCGGAGAATATATCGATGCTATGAATTTTTATTGGTTTGATCCTGTAACTGGAGAAGAGGGACAAACTACAGAAGGATGGAGTCGTGTTCCTGATTCTGCAAAACCATATACTTATTTAGAACCAGGATCAAGAAATCAAGCTAGAAATACTTTCTATGAAAGCGGTGCTGCTTTTGGTGGTGCTGGCGGATTAGGAGGAGTAGGCGGTATGGGCGGTGGCTTACTAAGCGGTCAAGCTTACGCACAACAAATAGCGGGTGGTATGCCTTTTGAACAAGTAGTAGCACCTGGTATGAGTTTCTCTCCAGATCAACCTATGGGTTACACCGCAGAAGGAGCTACATCTTTCCAACCAAGACCAACTTTCTTTCCAAGCGTACAAGACCCTTCTGTTGGAATGACAGGAGCAGACTTAGGTTTACCAATGGGAGCGGGAACACCGATGCCAGCTGGAACTACATTTGATCCTGACTCTATTAGACAAATGGCTCCAGTAGCACCAGCGGGTGTGTCTGCTAGTGCAATAGCCAATCTTCCTGTTGAATTAGAACCTTTAGATGTTGAAGGGTTATTGGCAAATGTTGATGTAGATGAATTATTAAAAAATATAGGTTTACAAAAAATACCAGAGCCACAAGAAAAACTTGCTGTTGAGCCTTTATTAAGTCTTGCCGAAGAGCCCATATTAAGAGAACCCGTTACTACAAAACTTCCAACAGTTACACCTTTGCAAATACAAGAACCTATTGGAAGAGAAATACCAGAAATGCTAGACATACCTATGCAAACCTTTGAAGATTTGCCTTTAAATTTAGGTTTGCCGATGATTGAACAAATACCTCAAGTTATTCCTGAAAAAATACTTGATATACCTCAACTTTTAGAACCTGTTGCTACAGAAAATTTAGGTCTTCCACAAATTAATTTACCAGACCTTACATCTATAGCGACACCAATAGCGACACCTTTGGCAGTACCCGAAACTGTAGCTGCTCCAATATCTGCACAAGCACAAGAAAAAATAGATCGTTTAAGCAAGAACATGATGGATGCAATGGGAATAACTGTACCGCAAGTTGCAACTCCATTGGTTGCACCAATCGCACAAACTATACAATTACCATCTCTTAATCCAGATGAAACATTGGCTAGTAGATTTGTAGAACTACCAACTGCTACTAATTTAGGACTTAATTCATTTGGACTTATGAATCCAGTAGCGAGCATTGACAACATTGTTGCTCCGCTTGCTACTAATAAAGTTGGTATGACAAGGGAGAGATAAATGCCTACACACGAAGAAGTTGTTAAAGCAGCTGAAGCTGAAAGAATACTTGAATCAGACGTTTTTCAAGAAGCACTAAAAAACCTTAAAAGCGAATACATGCAAGCATGGATTAATTCCAAAAGGCCTGAAGATGTTGATGCTAGAGAAGGTTTACATAAGTCTATATTGTTAATACCAGAAGTAGAAAAACATCTGCGTATCATTGCAGAGAAAGGTAAGCTAACTAAAGCTAATATAAATAAAGTACGTAACATCGGTTAAGACTTTCCTTTTTCCCAAAAATTCATATAAAATACTTATAAATACATATAAGGAGTATTTATGAGCAACAACGGAAAACCGACTGCCCTACAAACAGATTTAGAGAACACTACTTTCGCTTTTGAAAGTTTCTTAACTCCCGAAGAGGATAAAGTTGTAGAAGCAGAACAAACAGAAGTAGATGTCATTGAGGAAGAAGAACTCCCTGAAGCAGCTGAACTTGAATTAGAAGAAGCTGAAGAAGAAGAGGACTTTGAATACGATGACGAAATTGATGACGAAGAACAATTAGAGGTTGAAGAAGAACAAGAGCAACCCGCTTTATATACCATCCGAGTTGATGGACAAGAAGTAGAGGTCACGCTTGAGGAACTCCAAAACGGATATTCACGTCAGCAAGATTACACACGCAAAACTCAAGAGCTGTCTCAACAAAGGAAAACTATTGAGCAACAGCAGAGGGAGTTAGCGGAAAGAGATGCTATTTATGCACAGCTGTTACCGAAGATGGAAGCCCAAATATCGGGCGAATTGGTAAACGAGCCAGATTGGACACAGTTGTATGAAGATG